AAGCATAGAAGTATTAAAATCAGAATTACAACAGAGTACAATGGTTCATAAAAGACTAGATACAGCGATTGAGAAATTAACTGGTATATCTAGTAGCATTAAATCTATGCTCGCCGTTCACGAAGAAAAACTATCACAGGCAGAAAAATTAGACGAAATCATCTTTGCAAAACTTAAAGACAGAGCAGATGATACAGAAAAACGATATTCTGCCTTAAAAGAGAATATAGAACTTACAGAAAAACGAATAATGAACGAAATCAAGTCAATCAAAAATACACTTGGAGATAGAGTAAATGTACTAGAAAAGTGGAAATGGTTGATTATCGGTGGTTCTATAGTCATAGGCTTCATCTTGGCAAGAAACTTTCCGCTTGTCGTAGAATTGATGAAAGTCCAATAGGTGCTTGACAAATAGTTAAGAATAGTGTAATCTGTACTCTAAATGAAAAAAGAGTGCTTATATGTCAAGTTATATTGACCTAAAATTTATCAACGAAATATCTGCGAGGCTCGGCCATTTCAAGAAAAAAGGGGATTACCTCTTTAACTTCAGGTGTCCGCATTGTGGCGATAGTCAGAAGTCTAAACTGAAAAGTAGAGGTTATCTCTATCGTAAGAAAAATGATATGTTCTTCAAATGCCACAATTGTGGTATGGGGCAAAACCTTGCAAACTTTCTAAAATTTGTAGACCCAAAACTCTACGAACAATATCTATTAGAAAGATATAAAACGGCGTCACCAGCGACACCTAAACCAGAGTTTAAGTTTGATTTTAAACCTGATATTAAAGATGACTATATAAGTGATTTAAAGAGTATTGCTGAACTCTCTAAAGAACATCCAGCACGAAAAGTTGTTGAGAAGAGATTGATACCAGAAAAGTATTATGATAAATTATTTCTTTGCAATAAGTTTTATGAGTGGGCACATAAGATAGCACCACGAAAATATAATAAGAGTAAATACGACCACCCTAGATTAGTCATACCTTTTTATGATGAACAAGGTAAAGTATTTGCTTATCAAGGTCGTGCTTTCGGAAAAGAAAATCCAAAGTATATTACAATTAAGTTAGACGAAGACAAACAAAAAATATTTGGTCTTGAAAGAATTAATTATACACAACATATATTTGTGGTTGAAGGTCCAATAGATAGTTTGTTTATAGATAATTGTATAGCGGCAGGTGGGGCAGATTTATCTTTAGATAGTAAGATTGACCCGACTAAAGTAACATATATATTTGATAACGAACCAAGGAACAGAGAAATAATAAATCGTATGGAAAAAATAATCGAACAAGGATATAATATTTTTATCTGGCCTCACGACATTCAACTCAAAGATGTAAATGACTTAATTATGACAGGTGTAACAAAAGTACAATTGAGTGAAATTATAAGTATCAACACATATAACAATTTATCAGCAAGACAGGCATTAACTAATTTTAAGAAAGTGTAGGAATAATTATGGGTGAAAACGGCGTAAGCGAAATTTTTGTAATAAAGAGAAATGGCAGAGGAAGAGAACCTCTTAATATTGATAAGATACACGATATGGTAGAGTATGCCTGTGAAGATGTAAAAGGTGTATCGGCCTCGCAAGTTGAAATGAATAGTGGCCTTCAATTTTATGATAACATTCCCACCGACCAAATTCAACAAATTCTAATAAAATCTGCTTCAGATTTAATCTCACTAGACAATCCTAATTACCAATATGTTGCGGCCAGACTATTACTTTATAGTTTGAGAAAAGCATTGTTTGGTAGATTGTGGGACCATCCTAGTTTAAAAACTCACATTAAGAAATGTGTAAAACTAGGTGTCTATGATAAAGGAATATTAGATTGGTATACAGAGGCAGACTTTGACCGTATGCAAACTATGATAGACCACGATAGAGATTATAATTTTACATATGCAGGTTTAAGACAAGTTATGGATAAGTATCTTGTTCAAGATAGAAGTACAGGTGATATATACGAGACACCTCAATTTATGTATATTATGATTGCGGCTACTATCTTTGCACAATATCCTAAAAATAAAAGATTAACATATGTGAGAAAGTATTATGAAGCAATATCAAAATTTAAAATTAATATTCCAACACCAGTTATGGCGGGTGTTAGAACGCCTATTAGACAATATGCAAGTTGTGTCCTTGTTGATGTGGCCGATAGTCTTCCTAGTATATTTTCTTCTGACACAGCTATAGGTTACTATACTGCTCAAAGAGCAGGTATTGGTATTAATGCTGGTCGTATCAGAGGTATCAATTCAAAGATTAGAGGTGGTGAAGTTGCACACACAGGTGTAATACCTTTTCTAAAGAAGTTTGAGGCAACCGTAAAATCTTGTACACAAAATGGTGTAAGAGGTGGTTGTGCTACGGTTCACTTTCCTATTTGGCACAAAGAGATAGAAGATATTATAGTATTAAAAAACAATAAAGGTAGTGAAGATAATAGAGTTAGAAAACTAGATTACTCTATACAGATATCTAAACTATTCTATGAAAGATTTATTAACAATGAAGATATCACTTTGTTTTCACCACACGAAGTAGATGGTCTTTATGAAGCATTTGGTACAGACGCTTTTGATGAATTGTATTTGAAGTATGAAAAGAATACAAAAATCTATAGAAAGAAAGTATCAGCACAAACATTATTTTTTGACTTATTAAAAGAAAGAGCAGAAACAGGTCGTATCTATATTATGAATATTGACCACGCAAATTCTCACTCTTCTTTTAAAGACAAAGTTAATATGTCAAACTTATGTCAAGAGATTACATTACCTACAGACCCTATTGAACACATAGATGGCGAAGGTGAAATTGCATTATGTATTTTAAGTGCAATCAATGTAGGTCTTATTAAGAATGTAGACGAATTAGAAAACTTATGTGATTTATCAGTAAGAGCATTAGAAGAAGTAATAGACCATCAGAAGTATCCTGTAAAGGCCGCTGAAGTCTCTACAAAGGCAAGAAGAAGTCTTGGTGTAGGTTATATTGGTCTTGCTCATTACCTTGCGAAAAAAGGTTATACATACGACCAGAAGATGGCGTGGAAAGAAGTTGATAAATTAACAGAGGCATTTCAGTATTACCTACTTTCTGCTAGTAATGAACTGGCGAAAGAAAAAACAAAGTGTGATTACTTTGATAGGACAAAATATTCTGATGGTATCTTACCTATAGATACTTACAAAAAAGAAGTTGATGAGATTGTAAATCGAAAACTCAGCTTTGATTGGGAAGCATTAAGGAAAGATATAAAACAATATGGGTTAAGACATAGCACTCTCTCTGCCCAAATGCCGTCGGAATCCTCTAGTGTGGTTTCAAATGCCACCAATGGTATTGAACCACCTAGAGACTTTTTGAGTGTTAAGAAAAGTAAGAAAGGGACATTAAAACAAGTTGTGCCTGACTATGCTAGATTAAAGAATAACTATACTTTGTTATGGGATATGAAAGATAATACTGGTTACATAAATGTTGTATCAGTAATGCAGAAATATTTTGACCAAGGTATATCAGGTAACTGGTCTTACAATCCTGAACTATTTGCAGAGAACCAAGTACCTATATCTACTATGGCAAATGACTTATTAACAACTTATAAATATGGTTGGAAAACTTCATACTATCAGAATACTTACGATGGTAAGAAAGAAGAAGTTGAACCATTACACCCTATGACTTACGATGAGGCGGCTGTAGGTTCTGTAAACCTTCAACCAAACGAAGATAAGAATGTATTGAACGATATCACAATACCTCAAACTCCTGAAGTACAGAGTGAAGAGGAATGTGAGGCGTGTAACATATAAAGGAAGAGAAAGAATAATAGATGGCGAGTAGCGTTTTTAATAAAGAAAAGGGTTTAGACTTTACTAAACAACCGATGTTTTTCGGTGAAGATTTACAAGTACAAAGATACGATAGTATGAAATATCCTATCTTTGATAAGTTGACCCAGCAACAATTAGGTTTCTTTTGGAGACCTGAAGAAGTATCTTTACAAAAAGATAGGTCAGATTGGTCTATATTAAGACCAGAACAAAAGTTTATATTTACTTCTAATTTGAAATACCAAACAATGTTAGATAGTGTACAAGGCAGAGGACCTTGTTTGGCATTTTTACCTTTTGTATCATTACCAGAATTAGAAGGTTGCATTGTAACTTGGGACTTTATGGAAACTATTCATAGTAGAAGTTATACATACATCATTAAGAACTTATATTCTAATCCAGGCGAAGTATTTGATACTATCATTGACGATAAGAATATAGAAGTTAGAAGTGAAAGTATTACTAAACATTACGATGAGTTGATACTATTAGGTAATAAGAAATCAATTGGTCAAGACATAGATGAGTACGAACTAAAAGAGAAACTATGGCGTACATTAGTAACGGTAAACATATTAGAAGGTTTGAGATTTTATGTATCGTTTGCTTGTAGTTTCGCATTTGGTGAACTTAAATTAATGGAAGGTAGTGCGAAGATTATATCATTTATTGCAAGAGACGAAAGCCAACATCTTGCAGTATCACAAAGAATTATTAATAACTATCGTGGACCAGAGAACGATAAAGTTATGAATAAGGTAATTAAGAACAACGAAAAATATGTAGAGAAGTTATATGATGAGGCAGTTGCAGAAGAGAAAAGGTGGGCAACCCATTTGTTCTCAAAAGGTTCTATGGTAGGTTTATCAGAAAAACTACTACACAATTATGTTGAATGGACAGCAAATAAAAGAATGAAAGCAATTGGTATGAAACCAAAGTATGACCAAGGTAGTCAAAATCCATTACCTTGGACTGAACATTGGTTCAATTCAAGAAGTCTACAAAATGCACCACAGGAAACAGAAATTGAAAGTTATGTAATTGGTGGCATTAAACAAGATGTAGAGAAAGACCAGTTTAAGAAATTCAAATTATAATATGAAGAACAAGAAGAAGTACCATTGTCCTCATTGTGAGGAAGAGTTTACATTGATATGGGAGCAAGAAGATTTAGAACCAATCTCTTGCATATTTTGTGGTGGCGCATTAGACAACGGAGATGAAGAAGAACTTTTAGAGGAGCAGGAGGATGACGAAGATAATTGGAATTGATTATTCTTTGACTTGTCCTTGTTGTGCTGTATTTGAAACTGGAGAAATTGATTATGAAAATGCAAAATTTTATTATCTTACAAGTACAAAAAAATATGAAGGTGTATTTTTAGATGGTAAAGTTATTGGTGACAAAGTTGAAGATTACACCAATCAACAAGAACGACACGATTTTATATCACAATGGGTATTTGATAGAGTAATAGGTAATACTATTAACCCTACAATATTCATCGAAGACTATTCTTTTGGTAGTAAAGGTAGAGTTTTTAATCTAGCAGAGAACACAGGTTTACTCAAACACAAACTTTACAAAAGAAGAATAAAATTTTTCACACTAGTACCATCTGTAATAAAGAAGATGGCAACTGGTAAAGGTAACGCAGATAAAACAAAGATGTATGATAAATTCTACGAAGAGACAGGAGTTAATTTGATGGAAGCATTAGACCAAAAGACATTATCAAATCCTGTTACCGATATCGTAGATAGTTTTTACATTGCGAGGTGTGGATATGACCAAACTATGGAACAAGATAGGTAATAAAGATAGATGGTTAGGACTTGCAATTGCAATTTCTTCAGTTTACATACTATCTGAAGCCAATATCAATACTCAATGGATAGGTTGGTTCTTATCTATTATTGCGTGTATGATGTGGGTATGGTTTGGTTGGAGAGATAAAGATTACCCTAGAGCATTAATGGAGTTAATGTATCTTATATTAAGTATGAGAGCAATGTACAATTGGTTGATATGACACAATTAGATTTGATTATTTTATGGATAGGTTTAATATTTGCTGTGAAGATAGGGCAAGCATTGGCAATGTCTAAAATGCCTTTCTGGCAAGTACTTGCTATATGTGGTGCAATCAAATTCCTAGAAATGGCATATACAGGATGATTGATAAGATTATTGCAAGAGGTGAAGAGTTAAAGACATTACAAGGACACGATAGATTACAATATCTGGTTGATATCGCAAAAGAGGTAAAACCTCTATCAGACGATGAAAAGATAGAAGACAATAAAATCAGAGGTTGTGCCAGTAATCTATGGGTTGTGGGTGAGAAGAACGCAGATGGCACAATGAACTACAGACACGACGGAGACGCCTTTATCACAAAAGGTACGGCAAAGATAATCATAGACATAGTAAACGGCGAAAAAGCAACGGATATCAGTAAGTTGCAGTTAGATGACTTCAAACATCTAGGAATACGAGAATTATTGACTATGCAGAGACAAGTAGGATTTGCCAGTTTAATCGAAAAAATCATCAAATTTTCCCTTTAAAATCAACAAAAAAAACTTAAAAAAAGTGCTTGACAACAATCCCTAGTTGTGGTAGCTTGTATATATGATGAAAAATAACACTATGACAAATGTACTAAAATGGCTAGGAACTGGTGTTTTGATACTAGGAGTTGGCCTTAACTCACTCAATATATACCCTTTAGGACCTATTATAACGGTTCTAGGCGGCTTTTTTTGGGTAATCGTAGGATTTATGTGGAAAGAGAACTCTATCATAACAACAAACCTTGTATTATCAATAGTCTGTATCATCGGATTATGTATAAATTATGGGGTTTTTCAATGATTTTAGAACAAAATAAGAACAAAAAAACCACATTTTTATGTGGATTTTGCTTGACAATAATAACAGATATGTTATTATATAGTATGAATTTAATTAATAACACTAACAAAGGAGGACAACACTATGTCTAAAACTATGCAATGGGCTTGGGATACAGCCGAAAATGAAGTTGATAATCTAATATCTAAAATGATTGATGGTCAATTTGATTGGGATACTTGTAAGAGTAAAATCTTAAAAGTACAAAATGTTGAATTAACTGGAATTGACGAAAACAATGTTGATGAAGTTATGGACGAACAATCTAAAAAAGATAGTGATGTAGATATCGCTATCAATTTAGAAAACGATAGTAAGTTAGGAAAATAATGATATTATCGTTTTTCCTACTTATGGGTTTTATGTTAACAACAATTATATTATTGAGAAAGGTATTATCATAATGACACTTTTAGAACATCTTAAAAATATCAATGCGAAATCTAAAGAGAAGATGAAGAAAGAACCTGGTCTTTGGATTGGTATGATTACAGAAGATTTAGAACATTGGAAGAATTATGGTATTACAACTCCTGCTCAACTTGACAGGTATTTCCTAGAAACAGATGTTTACGAAATGCACAAAAGTGCCTATGGCGTAAAAGGTAGACATTATGAATTTTCTAAAATGTCAGACGATGACCTTAAAAAAGAATTTGAACATTTATGTAAAGTGGCGCAGTACGAAATGGAACAAGAAGAGAAGGCAGAGAAAGAGGCCTACGACAACTTTGAAAAACAGATTAAGAAAAATCTTGAACTTGGCGCAAGTGATAGAGAGACAGCAATTAAATGGGTGTTAGACGCCGAAGGTCTAACAGACGAGAAAGATACAGGTTATATTTGTTATAGTCTAGGTCTTTCATACGATAAAGAATATATTTTTAAAACTAAACACTAACAAAGGATACATTATGATAATTAATATTGGTGATACAATCAGAGACGAAAAAGGTAGAGAAGGTGTTATTACAAACATCGGTATTGCTACTGACAAAAATGACATTGCCGCCGAACAAGATACGGCCGCAAGTGTAAAGACTTACGATACAGATTTAGATTACACAGGTGCAATTACATTTGGCGACAACTGGTGCTATTTTATGCAGATAAAAGAGGTCGTTAAAAAGAATGAATATATAGAAGATAAGAGTTGGATGAATGACTAGTTATGCAATGAATAAAATTGAGGCCAAGTCAACTTTAGATAAAGTTACTGGTAATGATGGTAGAATTAGACTATCAAGACAATTCAGAAGAGATAGTGTAGGACTTATAGAATTTGTATATGGTAGTGCAGTAGGTTGGTCTATCTTACCTATATGTGGTCCAAACGAAGAAGATGGTTCTTATGTATATAAACTTGCAAAAGATAAAGTAAAACTTGCTAGAGAGGTATTAAAGCAATGATTGATGTACTTATCGTAATAGACGAACTTAAAAAAATCAAAGAACAATTGAAACTAGGTAACAATGCAATGGCAATGAAACTTATAGATGAAGGTATTGCCTATCGTGAAAAAGAAGTCAAAGAATTTGAAGAACAAGAGGCACCTAAAATGCCAATGGGTGACCTTGCAAACGACCCAATAAAAACATTTAATTAAAAGGAGAGTATATGTTCACAGAAACATTATTAGGTCTATTTGTACTATCTGTATTAGGTGGTGCATTTGTTTATGTTCTTGTTATGTACAATGACAAGATTAAATCGAATTTAAAAATCAGAGAAAAAAGGTTCTGGAATAAGTCTGCTCAGATGGAATTACCATTTGGCAAAAGAAAAGAGGCACCTTTATATCTTTCTGGCAAAAGAAAAAGAAACCAGATGATTAACGAAGGTATTGCCAATAGAGTGAAAAAGGCAAGAACCAGAAAACCAAGGAAAACGAAGTAATTTATGGTATACAAACATACACAGGTATGCCCTAATGCCGCCCCAGCGCCGTCCTACGGCGCCGTTTTTGGGCGAAAACCCTATAAATCAACGATTATGTCAATGCTTGACAAGATTGTAGGTTTATGTTAATATGTGTATAATAATTGAGAGAGGTCTAAAATATGTCGTTTAGTTACACAAAAGAAATGGTCTTTGACGAGTTTAAACTTGCCACAAAGAAAGACCAAAAAGGCAAAAAAGAAAAATACACAAACAGAGTGCAGTTTCTAAAAGAAATGAAACAACTCAAAAAAGATAATCCATCCGCAATGCGTGATGTATCTATTACTCAAAAGCAATTTGACAATCTAATAACTGCTTGGTCTTCACCAAGTCCTAGAGACGCTTTCTATATGAAAGTATTTGGTAGAACTTATGCAGAACAGAAATCTTTTGAGGCAAAGAAATATGGCAAAGACAAAGAAGAACTACTTAACTAAAGAAATGCGATTACAGATAGTCAGAGAAAATCACAACAAGTGGTTGAAGTCTATCGGCGTGAATTTAGATAGTAATGGTAAAGTGATAAACAACTTTCAAGGTTATCCTTTTCCTGATTACTCTTCTAATAGAAAATCACTACCTTGTTCAAACAGGATAGTGTCAGGTGCAACGAAAAGAGAGGTTATCAAACCTAAACTGCCTGAAGGTAAAACAATCAGTATTGCATACAACAAAGGTAATTATCAAGTTGTAGACATTGCTGATATTACAACAATGGGAAGGAAAGTATGAACAAAGTGCTTTTAGTATGTGCGATGGTGTTGTTTACGACTACAACTATTGCAGAAGAAAAATCAATTACACCACAAGAGTTTGGTAATGCAATCAAAGAGACGCCAGGCAAACTTGTAACATTTATTCAAGGTGAAGTTGATAAGACAAAAGAATATCAAAAAGAAAGTTGGGCAGATATGAAAGAACAAACTGCTCAGACTTGGGCAAAATTGAAATCATTGGTGGTAAAGAACTAATGGACTTTCAATTGACAAGTGCAAATGATGGTACATTTCTTATTAGGCCTGTGTCCGCAAGGGCAGAGGTCTGGTGGAAAGACAACAATATGAATGAGAGATATGTTGTAGATAATACGGTCAATGACTTTAAAGTAATATTAACAGAAAACAATAAAAAGGTATGCGATGAGATTAGACAAAATAATTTCGATTTTACTAATTAGTATAACACTAGGTGCCTGTAGTACGGCACATAAATTTCCAGACGCTTCTGGTGGTGAACGAGTAGATGTTAACAATACATCTGGTTTCAAATTTAACAGAAGTCATTTAGGTGCAGGTCTAGGTGCTACGACAGGTGCGATGAGTTGTGTTGAAATGATAAGTGCAGACCCTTATGTGGCCGCTGGTTGTGCTGTGATTGGTGCCTTTGCAGGTGCAGAATTATTATATGATAGTGATTATGATTTACACCAGGCAGTATTTGTAGACCACTTAAACAATGGTCCAGGTAATGCAAGTTATACAAACTGGTTGAATAGTAAAACAGGTTCAAATGGAACGATTAAGATTAATAGAAGTTATGCTCAAGGTCCACTTATGTGTAAAGAGTATGAAAGTGCATTTAATATAAAATCAACTTGGCCTGTAATTGGTATCGCAGATACAGATGTAGACACTAGATTTGGTGTTGTATGTCAAATGCCTGATGGCAGATGGATTGAGAAAGGTCTAATAAAATAATATGAGAACTTTGAAAGATTATGTGTTGTTTATCTTATCACTAATAGTTGTGATTTGGATATCAATGAATTGGGCAAAGGCAGATACTTGGGTAATGAATAAAGTAGAACCTTTAGATGGCGAAGTTATGCAGATTAAATCGGCACCTGTAACAGATGTATACATAAATGATATACACGAAAAAGTGCAGAAGAAATTAAAACTTCTAAATGAGAATGAGAAAAAAGGTGTATTAAAAGAAACTACACTAGACAGATTTGAACGAGACGGTCAATGGTGCTTTGTTAAGATTGTCATACGACAACAAGGTGATGATATTATCAAAGAAGAGATTATGGAATGTGCAGATACCGAACACGGTAGAACTGATAAAGAAAAGATAAAAGAATTGGAGAAGCAAATTGAACTTGAAAAGGCAAAGAAACCAGGATATTGGGAACTATTTGCCGCTTTTTATTATAAAGATTTGAATGCTCCAGAATATTGTAGGTTGTATTCTCAACCTTCACACGCCTTTAAGTCCTTCGGAAGAGCGTGTTTAACCAATGAAGGACAATGGAAGAGAAGGTAATATGTTGAAAAACTTGATTATTCTTGGTCTTCTAATTATTATTATGACAGGTGCTACGGCTTCAGATGTGGTCGCCTATGTTGAGGACAACCAGCTTATTGACAAGTTTAGTGAAATGTTGTATAGTATAATTGGGAGTATAAAAGACAATGTATAATAATCTAATAAAAGTAGGTCTAATCGCTATTGTGGCGATAGGTCTAAATGCTTGTTCATCTAAAAACTATAAGATAAAACAAGAGACGGACAAGATAGTAAATGAAGTGCCTAAATGGTATATGGCAGACTTTGATAAAAAGAATGCTTGTGATGTATCAATGTGGGCAAACAATGGTGTATGGAAGAACGAAGACGATGACAAGACTTGTATATTCGGTGTAGGTACTTCTGTATCTCCTTCACTAGAACTTGCGATTGAGAAGGCAAAATTAATTGCAAAAGCAGAAATGGCAGATATTGTCGCTGGTGAAATGAATAAGAAAGCGAAAATCTTTGTAACAGAGATAGGTAAAACGAATGTTAAGACCGTGGTTACAGAGGTAGAAACTGCGATGGTGAATGTTATATCTAACACTCCAGTAAGAGGTTACGAAATCTTTGCTCAAGAAGTAACTAGAACGAAAAAAGGTTACTATCGTGCTTGGATAGGTTTAAGATTGCCTCTTGGTGAGTTTAACAAGATGTATGATTACACTATATCAGAAGTAGTAGACGCCTATAAGGTAAAACTAAAGGCCGCAGACGCTTTCAAAAGTGTTGAGGATACTGCAAATGGTAAAAAAGACGAACAATAATATAATCGTATATTCCAAGAACAATTGTGGATATTGCGATAAGGCAAAGGCCTTGTTAAAAGGCCTTGGTCTATCTTTCGAGACAAGAAGAATGGAAGAGTTTGAGAGTGTTGACGCTATGATAAAAGATATTGGTAGTAGAGTAAGGTCAATGCCTCAAATTAAAATTAATGGTGAATTGATTGGTGGTTATAATCAGTTAATAGAACATTACAACAAAGAAGGTAAAGTTGACTTTAAGGGTGCAATCATCAATGAGTGATAACGATAACAAAAAACCAGGCGAGGCCTACAAGAATATAATTTTGTTTCCAGAGAATAAAATCAATAGGCCTCCACAACCAAGTGACCCTAAAGCGGCCAAGAAGATGAGAGACTATCAGGCGGCGAAGTTTGTAGAAACTGCTACAGATGAAATTGGATTAGATTTAGTTAGAAAATTTGTAAGTATGGGATTAGACACAAAACAAGATGTATTCACAAAAGACTTGGCACTATCAATGGATGCCATTAGAGGTCTTTTATATAGACAATATGATATAGTACACCCTATACAAAAAGTTGTAGATGACGCTGTAAAATTAAGAATGAATAAGACAGGTGTAGTAACTGCTAGAATAGAATATGGTAATATGACAGACGAGACTAACGCTACAACGAAACCATTAAATAAACCTGTATCAGACGATTTAAACGAGAGAAACAATGGGTTCTTTCAATTTACAGAAGACTTTGAATTTAGACCTGATTTTGAAACACCAGAAGGTGATGTTTCATTTGACTTTAATCCAGATAAAGATGGTGATGATGGTCCACCAAGTGATACAGAGAAATGATAAAAGACGAATTAAGAAGTATACCAAAAGGTATGAACCACGGCATAGATGACTTCACAAAAGAAGAAAAGTTATCAGGTGGTGCTGTATTTGAACAAGGTGTAAGACAATCCAAAGAACATAAGGCGATAAGAAGAATTGCAGAACCACTTATGGAAAAACATTGGAAAGATAAAGTTACTAATTTACATAGAATTTATAAAGTGGCAGAGTATCTACACAAAAGAACTAAAAGAGCAAAATGATAAAAGAGATATTAGACGATTTAAGAGAATTAAGAGACGAAATGGTACAGAAGAACTGGCCTGCTCAACGATTAAGTAATATTATTTTGAAGTATGAAACAAAAGAACCAAAAGAAACTATGGCAGTACACGATGAGACATATGACCCTAGTGGTATGCCTAAAGATTTTACAGATAAGTTTCATAACGACAATGAAGGAATTTGACTATGGAAAACCATTATAATGCGATTGACCATAGCAAGTTGTCAGTAAAGACAGAAAAATCAAAAAGGAGGTTAGACAATAATGTTTAACATTTTTAAACTATCATCTAAAGGAGATGAAAATATGGCTAGAACTAAACTTAGCAAAACAGCAAAAGTGAGAAATCTTTTTGCAAAAGGTAATAGTGTAACTTGGAAACACCTAAGGAACACATTTGACCTTAAATCACCTGCCGCTATGGTGGGTAAATTGAGAAACGAAGGAATGATGATTTATGAAAATAGAACATCATCTGGTGTTTCATACAGAGTAGGTAATCCATCAAAGGCAATCATTGCCGCTGGTATTACTGCTGTATTCGGTAAACAAGTCGGATACTCTGCTTAATAAAACATTTGAGGAGGCGCTTCGGCGCCTCTTCATATTAACAAAAGGCATTTATGACAGATAGTGATGAGAAACAAAGAAGTTTGGATGCTACAATGGAGAACGAAGGTAGTAGAGACTTATCTCCAATGGTTCAGATTTCAGTTAAAGAGTATGACAAATTAAAAGAACAAGACAAATATATTACAGACCCTACCTTGATTGCAACGATAGATAAGATAGAGTTTTTTGTAAAAGAATTAAGAAAACATATAGTAAGAAAGTTATAATGAGTTATCAACCACAATTATTTGAAACAGAAGACCAGTATGGTAATGATATCATACAAGGTCCTAAATTAGAAAAGAAGAAGTTGACAACAAAAGAAGCAATGATTGACCCTAAAAATCCTAGTAGTGTTGGTACAAGTTTTTGGAATTTAGGTAATCACACATTGACAATTATGTTTATATGTGGTATAGTATTTGTTATAGTAGCAAGTTATGGATAGATTGAAAGAAATAGAAGAGATAGAAAAACATAATGAGTATGTTATGGAGCGTATGCACCCTGCCGTAATGATACCAGGTATGTTTATTGCAGTAATGGTAATTGTGGGTTGCATATTTAAAGGTATAATGGGATATTAGAATGACAGGTACAGCAAGTTTCGGTGAACTATTTAACAAGACGACTTCAGTTAGAAAACTGAAAGTAAAATTATCAGATGGTAAAGAATGGTCAGTTGAAAAAGAAGGTTTATCATTTAAGAAGATATTTAAATCAGAGCAAGGTAATGCACCTGAAGGCACTAGATTTATAAGAGTAGAGTATACAAATAGAAAAGGTAATGCAATTGATAGGTGGCAGAAAGTACCTATAGGTAGATTTAAGAAAGTAGGTAACTGGTTCGCTCCGAAGAAAACAACAACGAGAAGATATTAATGTTAGAACCAGACCCAAGAAAACCCTATTTGTTTTTCAGTTTGATACTGATATCATTTTTATTATTAGTGAGTATGGTATGATAATAGTTGATATGCACCAAGTGTTAATCAGTAACTTGATGGCACAAATGGCCAGAGTAACTTACAATGGTACTAAAAAAGGTGAGGCAAGTAAAGAAATGGTCAGACATATGGTCTGTAACTCTTTACGAGGTTATATCAGAAAGTTTGGTAATGAGTATGGCAAAGATTTAGTACTTGCTTGTGATAGTGCAAATCCTTGGCGTAGAGAATTTTTTCCACTATATAAAGCGAGTAGAAGACAAGGAAGAGAGGAGTCCACAAATGATTGGGATGTATTATTTAATCTTATATGGGAAATCAAGGAAGAGATATCTGAAAATTTTCCGTATAAAGTAATCGCTGTTGACAATGCAGAGGCAGACGATATAATTGCAACAATAATTAAGTTGCAGAAAGAAGACAAGTATCTTATTATATCAGGCGATAAAGACTTCAAACAATTACAGAGGTATAGTAATGTAAGTCAATATAGTCCGATACAAAAGGTTATGATTGTAGAAGACAACCCTAGTAGATACTTACACGAGCAGATTATAAAAGGTGATAGAAGCGATGGTATTCCGAACATATTATCACCTGATGATGTCTTTATGACAAAGACAAAACAGAGTCCTATAACGAAGAAAAAGTTAGAAGAATGGTCTCAAATTGACGATATTCCTTTGGGTAGTGAGACAAAGAAATATTACAATCGGAATAAGAAGTTAATAGACTTAACTTTAATACCAAACTCACTAGAAGAAACTATTATAAATAGTTACACGAATTACGAAGTGCCTAGTAGGTCCAAACTATTACCGTACTTCATAAATTTTAAACTTAAATCATTGATTGAAAATATAAATGATTTTTAATATTGCAATATTGAGGAAATATAATGGCTGAACAAAACACAAATCCAAATTTGGCAAATCCTGCCTTAATGGCAAGTGCCAAAACTTCATCAGCAATGGTGTTGACTTTCCACGAAATATTAACTAAAGTAAACAACGCTAAAGATAAGGCGAAGAAAGTAGAAGTATTGAGACAATACGATAGTCCTGCTTTCAGACAGATATTAAAGGGTGCTTTTGACCCTAATATCTTATGGGACTTACCAAAAGGTCCGCCACCGTATATTCAAAACGAGGCACCTTTAGGTACTGAACATACCTATCTTGACCAAGAAGCGAAGAGACTTTGGCATTTCGTAAAAGGTGCAGATATGAACCTATCAAAAGTCAAGAAAGAAACACTATTCATACAGATGTTAGAAGGTCTCCATCCTACAGAGGCAACATTACTATTAAATGTTGTTGCAAAGAAACTGAATAACCAATATAAAGGTTTGACGGCTGCTGTAGTAAAAGAGGCATTTAACTGGAATGATGAATTTGTCAAAATTGAGACATAAAAAACAACGGTTTTACGAGGTTTTTACCCTAAAAAAACCTCATTTTTCGCTTGACATTAGTACCCGAATTTGATAGAATAAATACATAATGAAAGAGAGGTCTATATATTATGCTTAAAGTGATAAAAACCTTTGTGGGTATATGTGTTTTCATATGGTTAGTTGGTGTAGGATTACACTTGACTATGCAATATGCAAAAGCAGACGATAGGTCAGTAGCGACTGGCGCCCATATAATTAAAGAGACAATAAACGGAAATATCGACCATCAACAAGTACTATCTTCTGAATTGAAGATGTTAGTACATAAGATGGCTATTGATATGACTTTTACTTTAGAAAAGCATTTACCTGCTATATTAGAAGGTCTTGCTACTGAAATAAGAGTTAATGGTATTGATAAGGCATATAAAGAAAGTTTAACCGAGTAAAGGAGGTCTATGTACGACTTTGTAGAGGCGGTGAACGATTTTTTACAATTATTGTATTCTATCGCACCGAAAGAAATATGGATAATTGTCTTTGCCTGTATTGTTATGTACATCCAATTAGAGTATACTGACTGGAAGAACAAGAAACAAAAATAGAGAGAGAGACAAATGCCGAAGACAAAAAAACCTAAATCTGTTAGGTATGCAACGCTTAAAAAGCGTGTGAAGTCCGAATATGAGCATACTAGACAATATAAAACTACTTACAAAGATATCAAGAAAATATTTAATTGGATAAACGAGGCAGTATTTGACGGCAAACTTGCACCGTTTAACGATGTCATAATCAAAGACTTAAAACCACAAAAGTGTTATGGCCAAGTATGTCAATGGGAGTGGAAGAGAAAAGGTACAAGTGTATTTCATTTAGAAATGTGTGAGAAATACAAAAACAAAAAAGAATTTATTGATACATTGGCACACGAAATGGTCCATCTGTATCAAATGAGAAATGCTGGTGATAGTGGTAATCACAATAAATTGTTCTATTCATTTAAACCGATAATGAGAAGAGCAGGCATTGATATGATTTAATCGGTAGAAAGTATATTATGATAAAAAGAGTGAAACAACAAGTGAAGATACCTAGGTATTCATCAATTAAGACTTGGGTCAAGAGAATATCTGGTGTAATAGTTTTGGCATTTATAGTATTTGCCTGTGGTACATTTAATCCAAATGATTGGGTTACACAAAAGTTAGAACAAAAATATCAACAGAAATATCTTGAAGATTTAAAAGCATTAGATTTACGAGAACCAGAATTTAGTTACGAGAACGATACACAATTTGTAAGAGCGACACATAAATGTATTGACTATTTAAACTTTTCACAACCAGAAATCTTTAGAGTGCCTTATGAAATGATTACGGCACAGGCCGCTTTAGAGAGTGGTTGGGGAACAAGTAGATTTGCAACAAAAGGTAATAATCTATTTGGTATAAGAACTTGGAACAAAGATACGCCACATATGATACCGTTATCTATGAACCAAGAGAAGTGGCCAGGTTGGGGAGTAAGAATATTTGCGAGTAAGTGTGATAGTGTTAAAGAATATATCAGACTTATGAACGAACACCCTGCCTATGAGAAGTTTCGTGATTTGCGAATGAAGATGATTGCAAAAGACGGAAAATTAGATAGTATAGAATTAATCAAGACACTTGATAAGTTTTCTACAACGCCTGACTATGCGAAAAGGGTCATTGTGATAATCAAAAAAATACGAAAGTATGAGGAGAAAATATAATGAGACCTAATAATTGGGAAAACGAAAGTTACAACAATATCAAAGAAGACAATAGACCTTATATGGACCCTTATGTCAAAAATCTTATAGAGAAGTCTTTTATAACGATTGAGAGATTAAGAAGTGGTCAACGAAAGGTTTACTTTACAGGTAATTGGCAGAAAGATGTTTTATCTTGCTTTCCTGGTAGACAATCAAATAAGATATTCAAAAAAATGAGAGTATTTTTAGACAGAGCAGATTTACATTTTGCTCAAAAGAAACTAGATAATTTAGATGGATACGAATATATAGTTATGAGGAAGTAATATGGGAATAATAGCATTTTTATCTGCAATCAGTATATCAGCAGTTGCGGCCTTGTATAGTATACTAGGTCTTGCGGCCATATTTGCTGGTGCAAAAATACCTATTATGATAATGGGTGGTGTACTAGAAGTTGGTAAACTTGTAACTGCCTCTTGGTTGTATCAAAACTGGAAGAATAAAAACTTACCGAAGACAATAAAATACTATCTTACAACATCGGTTATTGTTCTAGTTTTCGTTACGAGTATGGGTATCTTTGGTTTCTTATCAAAGGCACACCTAGACCAAGTTACGCCTACATCTAATTTTGAAACTAAAATTACTTTAGTAGATAATCGTATATTACAAGAAGAACGAGTAATAGAACGAGCAGAAAAAACACTTGCTCAATTAGATAAATCTATCGAAGTCTATCTTGATAATGATTATGCAAGTCGTGGTTTAAGAGAAAGACGAAAACAAGAAGAAGAAAGAAAAGAATTAAAATTAATAATTGATGGTGCAATGGATAACATTGATGAGTTGATGTTAGAAAAGAATACCATAAAATTAGAACAATCTAAAATAGAGGCAGAAGTAGGACCTCTAAAATACATTGCAGAATTAATATATGGTGATAATGCAAAAGACTATTTTGACGAGGCCGTAAGGTGGGTTATAATAGTATTGATATTTGTATTTGACCCATTGGCAGTATTACTATTGATAGCGGCCAATATATCTTTGGCAGAGTGGTTAGAAAGACGAAGTAAGAAGAAACAAATGTCAATGAAACAACTTGACTTGAAACTTAAAAAAGAAGACCAGAAACATAAAGAAGCCGCAAAACAGATAAAGAACTATAAAGACTTTTTTACCAAACTTGCAGGTAAGAATTTGACGAATGAAGACTATGAGAAGTTTTTTCAGATATTAGGTAATAAAGAATTAAGGTCTATGGGTCTTGACCCCGATGAGATACGGATTAAAATGGACCAAGTTTTAGACTGGAATGCTACAGAAGTACAAGAAGTGCCTGAAAAGGTGCGAGAAAACGACAAAACATTGACTAAATCAATGCTTGACAAAGGAGAGGAGAAATGATATTATGTATACTATGAATGTGAAAAGATTGCAAGAGAATTGTCTAAAGGCAATATCTAGGTCTATACCTGGTAGTTGGGCAGACAATTTTTGGACTAACACATACAACGAGTTAGTTGCGAAATATGGTAAACAAACGAGGTTGAACTAATATGAATATATTTGTACTTGACGAAAATCCAGTTATCGCTGCCAAGATGGCGTGTGATAAACATATTGTTAAGATGATACTAGAAAGCGCTCAGATGTTATGTACAGCGAAGAGAGTACAAGACGGTGAGTTGTATATGGCGAAGACAAAGAATGGTAGAGACATTAAAAGATGGCGATTACCAAATGCTAATCACGAAGCGATTATCTACAAAGCAGGTTGGTTAGGTCACCCTAGTACACAATGGGTTATGGAAAGTGCATATAATTATATCTGGTTGTACAAACACTTCAAGGCATTGAACGATGAGTTTATGGAAAGGTTTCCAAAGAACAAACCTTTTGGTCATAAATCATTTCAATTACTAGGTGAATTATTGTCAACCCCACCAGAAAACGCTAAACTAAATAAGATAGGCAGTTTACCAACGCCTGCAATGCCTGAAGAATGTAAGGTATTTGTAGAAGGTAAGATAGATGTAGTGAAATCTTACCGAAGGTATTATATTATGAAGAAGAAAGACTTTGCAAGATGGTCCCATCCTGGTTCTGCACCAGTATGGTATCTGGAAGGATTAAATGCTTGATGTACAGAGTGGTATTGCTCTAGGATTTTTAGGTATAACTTTAACGATTGGTGGTTTCTTAATCGCCTTTCTAGTTATAAATCATAATCATAAAGAAATGATTAGAAAAGAAGAAGAAAAGAAAAAACCTAAAGTACACGATTATTTTGCAAACCAAGATTGTCAATAACAAAATATAAGGAACAATTATGATGATAGAAACATTAATAGGTAAGACCATAGTACTTTTAAACAATGTACAAATGGCTCATTGGCAGACTACAAGTTATGCTCAACACGAAGCATTAGGTGAATTTTATAATAAGATGAATGAACTTAATGATAAGTTAGTAGAGACTTGGCAAGGAAACCAAAACAAAAGAATACACATTGAAAGTGGACAGAATACAATTCAAAACTTTACTGATATAGAACATACCAATTCAGAGATTGTGCAGTATGGTCAAGATATCGCTCAGACTTCTTATGATATAAGTCAGAAGAATGATATGAGACAATTTGAAGATATCAAGGCAGTACTAGAAGAAATGGCACAACAGGTATCGCAGACCTTATATCTTTTGAGTTTAAAGTAATGCCAACATATTCATTTTTAAATACCAAAACAGGCAAAGAGTTTACTGAACTTATGGGTATTTCAGAGAAAGAGAAATACCTTAAAAAGAATAAGCACATTAAACAACAAATTACTACTATAAATATTATAAGTGGTACAGGTGGTATAAAGAATGATGGTGGGTGGAAAGAAGTCCAATCTAAAATAGCAGAAAGAAATCCTGGTACACCATTTGCAGATAGACACGGAAGAGCGTCTACAAAAGAAATTAAAACAAGACAAGTATTAAAAAAACACAAAATTTTAAAATGAGAATACTATTAATATTAATTTTGCTATTTACTACTGGCTGTAGTGCTAGTTTTACGAACCTATTTTCTGTGGGTAGTATTGGTACAGCAGTTGCAAGTAAGAACTCTTATAGTATTGCTTACAATGTAGTTGATATTGGAGTGCAAGTAGAAACAGGAAACTCTATCAAAGGTCACGCTTATGATAGTTTTATAAAACAAGACGAGGAGTACGAAGATGAGTAAAGATATACCAGATTATATGAGAGGTTTTGACCTTAATGATGATTGGGGTATTGCAGGAACGGCCGCTGAAGCGCCTAAATCTCCTACGATAGATACTAGTAAGATTGCTAGTACAGATGAATTAAAGAATTTACAAAAAGATGTTTCATCTATCAAGTCTGCTATGAATGAGATTTTTCAGATTGTTGCTGAAAAAGATACTATAACAAAAGAGATAACAGACGAAGAAACAACAAAACGATTTAAAGAAGTAGAAAAGATAATATTACCATTTCTTTATAATCTATCTAAAACAGATGAACCTTATATACATTGGCCAAACAGAGGTCCGATTATTAAGGCACAAATTGAAAAAATCTTAAAATTAACGAGAGGATAAAATGAAGTTAAGTAAGAATTTTAGTTTAAAAGAAATGACTGCTTCGCAAACGGCAGAGCGTAAGGGTATTAATAATAACCCTAACGATGACCAGATTACATCATTACAAAAGTTGTGTGAGAATATATTACAACCAGTAAGGGACCATTATGCAACACCAGTTACGGTGTCTAGTGGGTTCCGTTCGGAAGAGTTGTGCGAGGCAATCGGCTCAAGTAAAAATTCACAGCACGCCAAAGGCCAAGCCGCCGACTTCGAGATATTTGGAGTGGCAAATGCCGAACTGGCGAAGTGGATTATAGAGAACCTAGATTATGACCAGTTGATATTGGAATTCCACAAACCCGATGAACCGAATAGTGGGTGGATACATTGCTCATACAAGAGTGCTACTGATAACAGAAAGTCTACATTAAGAGCATTTAGAAATGACCAAGGTAAAACCCAATATGTAGAGTACAATCCTAGTTGAACGCTTGGCGAGTACACTAAAGAAGAAGTGATAAAGATGTACGCAGATAAAGGCGTATAGGTGCTTGACAAAAGACTTGTTATGTACTATAATGATTAAAATTGGAGAAGAATATAATGGCTAAAGAATTTAAATTTGTTGAGTTGAATAAAGACTTACTACCTCAAACAAAAGGTCGTAGACAAAATGGTGTACGATTTTATGAAGTTGATGGTGTAAACTATCCATCGGTCACCTCAATACTAGGTATTCGTAAAACAGATGGACTAAAGAAGTGGCGAGAGAACATCGGTGAAGATGTCGCTAACTTTGAAATGCGAAGAGCCGCCAATCGTGGTAAGGCAACACACAACCTTGTAGAGAATTATTTAAAAGGTGAAGCACCAAGTGAGACTTCCGTATTACCTCTAGG